CAAATCGATGACTTTATTTGTAAGTATTATTTAGTAGAAATCTCAAATTAATAAAATGAAAGAACAATTAGAATTATTCCCAACAGAAGTTGGTTATGAATTATCCCCACAAGAGGAATTACAACAACAAGAAGCGGGTAGTATTGATACAACAGAAATTAATGTACCTGAAGCACAACCAATTCAAGATGCTGAATGGTGTTTTCAATTTTTTAACAATGAACCAATTGTATTTGCATGGTCAAATGAAGGCGAAGAACCAGCTCCTTTGATTTTACAATTACAACCAACAGAAGGTGAAGGATTGAATTTTCAACAAAACGGAATGACTTTTAGAGTATTCCCAAGAGAAATTAGTGAAGAAACAAAACAACAAAGAGCAGAACAAAATGCAAATCAAAATAAAGAAGCTTAGTCCAGAAGCAGTAATACCAACCTATGCAAAAGATGGTGATGCCGGTATAGATTTAGTTGCAACATCAATGAAGTTTGATGGTACACAAATCACATACGGAACAGGATTGGCAATGGAAATACCCGAAGGATTTGTAGGATTAGTATTCCCTCGTTCATCCATTCGTAAAACCGATTTATCATTGAGTAATTCGGTAGGTGTAATTGATAGTGGATATAGAGGTGAAATACAGGCAACATTTAATCAAAGGTCATTATCATCTCAAAGTGGTAGTTTCTTATATGGTGTAGGTGATAGGATTATGCAAATTATAATTATCCCACATCCTCCGATTGAGTTTGAAGAAGTAGAAGAATTAAATAACACCGAAAGAGGCGAAGGCGGATTCGGTTCAACTGGAAAATAATATGAAGAAAATATATTTTGATGGGTGTTCATATACATACGGCCAAAGTTTGGAATTGTATTGTAATCCATTAAATATATTTTCTGATAATAGATTAAGTCATTATAAGTTTACAAATGAAGATATAGAATTTATCAAAAATAATAGATATAGTGGTTTAGTTTCCACAATTGGAAAATTTAATGAATATAATAAATCAAGAAATGGAAAATCAAACGGCAGAATTTTATTTGATTTAAAAAATGAAAATATAAATGAATACGAATATGTAGTCATACAATTAACACATTTTGGTAGATTTTTTACAAATAATATGTGTGAGTGGATTAGTAGTACAAATGAAATAGAAAATTTATTAAAAAATAAAATATTATCGGAAGATGTTATCAATTACACAATAAATAATGTTGATAAAATACAATATGAATATTATTTAAAACTGGCCTTATTATTTAAAAATTATCCAAATAAATTAAAAATAATATTTCATAGTAATGAGTGGGAAGATATCTTAACGAAAGAAGAAATAGAAAAATATGGAATTTCAATTGATAATGAATATATGATTAGAAGATGGGCAGAAAATAATAGTATGTTTATTAACCAACAACCTTTATTTAAAAGACACGCCGCATCAAATAGAGACACACATTTAACAATTGAAGGACATAAAATTTTAGCACAAGAAATAATAAAACAATTATGAGTTTTTTCGCAAACGAAAACAATAAAAAGGAACATAGTTTATGGGTAGAAAAATACCGCCCACAAACACTTGCCGACTATGTTGGTAATGAAACCATCAAAGAAACAATTCAGCAGTATTTGGATGCAAACGATATTCCACATTTGTTGTTATACGGAAAAGCGGGTACGGGTAAGACCACACTTGCTAAACTAATCGTAAACACAATCAAATGTGATTTTATGATTATCAACGCATCGGATGAAAACAATGTTGATACGGTAAGAACGAAAGTTAAGAATTTCGCATCATCGGTTGGATTTGCGGGTTTCAAAGTAATCATATTAGATGAGTTTGATTATATGACACCTGGAGCACAAGCGATTTTAAGAAACCTAATGGAAACATTTAGTAAACATTGTAGATTTATCCTAACTTGTAACTACATTGAGAAGATTATTGACCCTATTCAAAGTAGATGTCAGTCTTTCGCAATCACACCTCCAACTAAAAAGGATGTAGCAGTTCAGGTAGCAAAAATATTAGAAGCTGAAAAGATTAAGTTTGAACCAAAAAATATGGCAGATGTGATTAATTCATATTATCCAGATATTAGAAGAATACTTAATACTTGTCAATTACAATCTGCAAAGGGAGAACTGAAAGTAGACCATAGAGTAATGGTTGAAGCAAACTTTGCAACTAAACTTATTGAATTGTTAAAGGAAAACGATGACAAGAGAAATATGTTTATGAAAATTAGACAATCGGTGGCAGATAACAAATTAAACGACTACTCAGAAATGTATACGATGTTATACGACAAAGTAGATGAATACGCAACAGGAAATGTAGCAAATGTAATTTTAACTATTGCGGATGGACTTTCAAAGGATGCATTGGTAGTAGACAAAGAAATTGTATTTATGAGTACAATTATACAAATATTAAACATTATAAAATAAAAAATTATGCAAGAGCAAATGAACCAATTACCACCGAATTTTAACTTAAACGATGCAAGAGATATGGATTGTGAATGTGGTGGAAAAATTTTCCTACCAGGTTACAGATTCAAAAAAATTAGTAGATTATTAACTGGCGCACCAAAAGATTCGGTAATGCCTATTGAATTGTATGTATGTGCAACATGTGGTAAACCTTTAAATGAATTACTTCCACAAGAATTACAAGAAACAAAAATCATAGAATAATGGCACAAAAGTTATTTGACCATATTAATGCAATAACTACAATACAAGACCCAAAATATTTTGATAAGTTATCCGAAGAGGATATCAAAACTTGGAGTAATTTTATGATAAATAGATTTCTATCAATGAAACCTGAATGGGTTGAGTTGGTAGCATCTCTATTACCATTAACACAAACTTTACAACCAAAAGAAATGTATAAGTTGTATATTAGTGTTATTCCAAAGGGTAAATATTTTTTGAAATATATTAAAGGTAAATCCGAAGATAAATACGAAGAATTTATAGTTGACTTATTAAAGAAAGAATATGATTGTTCTGAAAACCAAGCAATTGAATATTTAGAAGTATTGTATTCAACAAGAGAAGGTAGAGAGTATATGAAATATGTTTGTGAAAAATATGGTATAGATAAAAAACAAATAACCAAATTGAAATTAAAAATATAATATTTATATAAAAATATTTATGAATACTAGTCCGGAAACAGCAAAACAACATTTTATAGAATATGGGTATTGTAATGCTTCTTTAAAAGATATTGATTTGGATTTTTATAATTACTTAGAATCTAATTTTCTTTGTGATGAAGAAAATAATATACAAAATAAATTTTTTAGATTTAGATTTGATTCTACCAATTTTGAAACAGTTTATCGTTCTACTACTGAATCATATGAAGATGCCAGAATTAAAAAAGAAGAATTTTTAAGTTTATATAATAATCATGATATAACTCAATGTTGGTTTGGTTCCTATGTTAGCAACAATGAACAAAGAAAAATAATAGAAAATGGTATTTATAATATTTGTAAATATTTTTATAATTTAGAAAATAGTGTTTCTTTAGATACTTCCGAACTTGAATTTACATATTATGATAAAGGGTGTAGATTTAGTGTACACCACGATGCAATTACTACAAATTTATGTTCTATTATCATTTATTTAAATAAAAATTATAATAAAGAAAATGGTGGGTTGTTGTATTTAAATGGAGAGGAAATTATTCCTGAATTTGGTAATATAGGATTTATGGACTTATCAAAATCAGATATTAGTCATGGTGTGTCGGAAGTAACCGGTGGCCCAGGAAGATATGCGATTCTTTGTTTTCCAAAATTAAAAACTATAATATAATTTGGTAAATCCAATAATTTGTCTTATATTAGACTTATTATGGCAAGAGTATCATTTTCACAATATAGTATGTGGCACAGTTGTCCACATCAATACAAATTAGCATACATAGATAAGTTAGGAGAAAACTCTTCTAACATACATTCAATCTTTGGAACTGCAATGCACGAAACACTTCAAAACTATTTGGAGAAATGTTTAAGAATATCAAAGTCAC